TATGGGCCCGCCACTGCCCTCAGGGCCTTGTTCAAGCGGGCCGGTAAGTCCTTCCCCCGTTTCGCGGCTCGGCGCAGGATGCCCTTGCAGGCTTTCTCGGATAGAAAGTATTTCTGCGGCAGCGGCCCAGTTGTTTCCAAGGCTTCCGACAACGAACACGCGGCGCCGCCTTTGGGCCACTCCGAAGTACTGAGCGTCCAAGACTCTATAGGCCCACCCATACCCGCATTCGACCAAACTCCCGAGTATGGAACCAAAGTCCCTTCCGTCGTTGCTTGACAGTACTCCGGGGACGTTTTCCCAGACGACGAAGGTTGGACAAAGTTCATCCACCAGTTGCATAAACCGGAGCGCCAAGTTGCCGCGGACATCGCCAAGGCCGCCTCGGAGTCCGGCGATTGAGAAGCTCTGGCAGGGGGTGCCTCCAATAAGGACGTCAATAGGTCCAGCTGCTCGGGCGCGTTCAATAAAACTCTCCTCTGTGATGTCCCCAAGGTTGGGGACGGTTGGATAATGCTGGGCCAGCAAGGAACACGGAAAGGGTTCAATTTCAGCGAACCACGACCCTTCCCAGCCCAAGGGCTTCCATGCAGCCGAGGCGGCTTCAATGCCTGAACACACAGATCCAAATTTCATCTTCAATCCTCCTCGCTGACCCCCAGGGCGCGGCGAACGTAGGCAATATGGGGCGCTGGCCCGAGGGCCTCCTGTAGCACTTTAAGAGCGTCTCGGGAGGACCAGACACATAGCTCCCCGTCTTTGAGCCCGCGGCGCATACCAGGGGCAAGGCACCCTTCGATCTGGTGGAAGTAGTTTGCCGGGTGTATTAAGCAGCCCCATCTGGCCCCCAGCTTGGGAACATCCCCACGAATGGGGCTAACTGTCCCGCCAACGAAGGCCCAGACGGTGCCCCAGTTGGGGGATTCCCACTCAACGAGCGTATAAATCCCCTCGGGGAAACAGCTGCTGTTTGCCTTGTTTAAACGCCACGCCCGCTCAAGCCCAAACAGTTTAAAATCGGCATCCGGTGACCAGAGTTTTGAGATAGTCGCCGAGGCGCTCTCGTCGATGCGATCAATATAAAGCCGCTTCATTCGTCGTCCTCCAGTCTGTAAATCGTATACGTGACCGTAAGCTCTTCCCCTGCCAGAATCTGGCGGGTGGTTTCAATCGCCATCGTGTCAGATATGGCGCCTTCAGGGAGCGTTCCGAATATCTCCTGGGTCCAAGTTGCCCCCGGCTGAACGGAGATTTTGCGGCAGTTAGGCGCGTCTGAGTGGTTAATCATGCCCCCGATAGGGGTTCTGATATAGTCCTGGTGATACCGTCCGTTTGTTCGGTCGCAGACGTGGCTAATACCTAAAATCTCCGCGGCAGGAAGGTCGACAAGGGTGAAGACCCCCAGGCCATGAATGGAGGACTCGCGAATCGTCAACCCTGCATGAAGTGGAGCATAAGTGGTCATTTTGCAGGGTCCTCACCTGCGGCATAGGCTGTTTCGACCTGGTATTTGGCGCGGGCTTCTGCTTCGCCGCGATCATATCCACCGTCAAACTCTAAAATTGCCGCCCGCTCTTCATATCGTTCGCGCCATACAGCCGGCCAGCTGGTGATGTTTGGTGATAACCGATGTGACTTCATTGAAATCTTCATACCCCGCACATTCCTTCGCATTCCTGCCCGAAATCCATTTCAATCTGGTCTGGGTCGTGGGTGTTATCAACTGCTTCAGCTAATGGAACAATGCTTCTGTGTAAATAGGCATCCCCAGCAACGCCGGGGATTTTACCCCCCGCTCGGAGCTGGGTGTCGAATGCGACGGCTTCCTCAAATTCATCAGGATAATCCCGCCGCATTTTTGCCCACGTTCCATTGCTGTGATAGGGGCATCCAATGCAGGCAGACTTCCGTGGTTCTGGATACCCCTTCTTTTTCATCCAACTGAGGCAGTCAGCACGGCGCATTTCAAGGTCAATCAATGGATAATAGTTGTCGATCCAGTGGACGCGTGAATCACGCATGCGGTGGGCTTCATCAATGGAAATCCCAAACCATTCCTGCACTCTTTTTTTGACACGCATTCGCGGCTTATATCCAAGCAATAGCCGAATCTTTTTTGTGATGGGTTCGATTTTGTATTCTTTGGTGCATTGCCGCCACAGCATTCCCCCAAGGTCGGTTTCATCCCCGTTGCTGTTCTTTACATAAAAAGGGGGCTGTGCAAACTTGCCCTCGGGTTTGTGACCAGGCGGGCCCAAGGCGTTTAAAATATCGGTTTTAATATTTCCTGCTGTTACGATATGGATAGGAATAGCCGTTTCATCTTTCAGCCATGCCAGCTGGTCATAAACAGCCTGGGGTTCCCATCCGGTGTCCGCAAAAATAGCACAGTCAGGGCGGGGTTTGATTTCCCCCGCTTCAGCTAATAGGAGCACGGCCATGGATTGCACCCCAGCACCTAAGCTGACGACATTAAGGTCATATTTCGTCGTCATAGAAAGCTCCCTTTCCGTCTGAATTTCAGCCCATACCGCGCCGCGGCTTTTTCAACGGTGGATGTAGTGGACCCGATAGCCTCGGCGGCATATTTGGCTGAGTGATAAACCCTTGTTAGCAGCACGAGGCGTTCGCGAGTTAACCGCTTTTCGTGGATGTGTTTCGCTTTAAAGCTCATTTTGAGCCTCTTCTTTTTCTTTTCGCCTTGCCGCGAAACGGCGGGCTTCTTCGATGGCGATCCACATTCGACGGTTGCCCCCAGCTGATTTAATGGTTCGGGTATGCCCCTCAGGGCGCTGTTCTCGTTTAAGTTGCCCTGCGGCGCAATCACAGACAGCCGAGAATCTCACTAACCCCGTCTGCATGTCGTCAGGCAAGGCCAAGTAGTCTTTTTCCAGATACAGGCGATATTTCGCAGCTGGGTGAGAGCGATCAGCAGGGATGTAATAATTCGCCAGACCTGAATCACGGCAGCTGCCACAGCTGGACGGGGACAGGTGCAAGTGCTTAACGCCCTTTTCGGCCTTGCCGAGGACTTCCTCTGGAAAATCGACGGTCTTTGTTGGCGTGGATTCAAAAGTGGCCTTAAGATCGGCGGCTTTGGTTGCGAGCTCCTGCTTGTGAATCAGCAGCTGTTCAGCTGAGTATTTGTTGGCATGTACCCGAAGCTGTGCGGGCTTGGGGAACCAAGCCCCCGCGACTGTAGTGCCCTCAACGGTCGTGTCGTTGATGTGGCGGCCAATGGCCCCACTCAGCACCTCATCGGGCAGGTCGTCCAGCTGGTGGTAGAGAGCGGCCAAGGCGTCTTTACTGGCCAGCCGCTGATAGGTTTCCCGCAGCAGGCTGGCAGCTTCAGCCCATGTTTTCCGTGAAGCCAATTTGCCCTTCCTCCTCCTTTTGAATTTAAAAAGACCCCCCACTTAGGGCCCGAGGTAGCCTCCCCTCCTTCGTGAAAGAGGCTCGACCCCAAGCGGGGGTTAAAACTAAAATATAACTCACTTTTCCTTAAGAAGGGCTTTCCCACCAGAAGAATCTTGATCACCCTCGTAAGATTGAACCAGTTCACGGGCTTCCTTATTGGATGGCATAAACCATTCTTCTACCTCATGGGCCTTTAACAGCCCCCACTCGTGTCGGTTCCACAGAATCCATACCCCAGGGCTCTTTTTAAATCGGGCGGCGAAAAAATACTCCAGGGAATCAGAATCCCGCCGGCGAAACCGTGGCATTGCAGTCCAGCTTTTGGACCCTGGAAGGAACATCTTTCGTTCAGCCATTTTCTTTATCTTCTCCTTTTTTGGGAGGGCTGGACCAATCAAGGTGGGGCAGGCATTCGGGACAGCCGCTGTCGTCAAATTCAGGGTCGTCCCCACCGCAATACGGGCATTCTTCTTCTTCATAGGAGGCTTCTAAAGGTTTTGTAGGTTTTGCAGGGTCGTCCCCTGTGAACTCTGGTTCGTTCTTGAATAATTCCATTAGTGCCCTGTGGGCCCCCACCGGGGGAGTCAAGGCAGGCCGCGGCTGTAGCCGTTGCATCACCCCCCACACCGAAGAGTAGGCAGCATGATGGTCGTCCAGCCCATTTTGATGAACTGAATCTTTGAAATTGGAGTAATCTATATCAGCAACAAGCTGATCGATGGCAGCAGTGACCCATTCACGATTAGCACGAAGCCGCCACGCATAGTCAGCATTGAGGTCATGCTCAATAAATTCTGAATCAGCTGCGGCGAATTCCTCCCTGGCCTGCTTTACGCCCTTGTAAATGCTGTCCTGGATTGAATAGCCGTGATCCCCTGCACCAAGCAGGTCACCCATAACGTACAGAAACTCCTCAATATCATACCGGCGGCGGGCCCTGACGGTCAGAGTCCCATCTTCAGCATCCCACTTCTTTTCAACGATCGAATAGAAACCCCTGTTGGTCATTATCCACATGTCGTCCCTCCTTCTTCAGAATGCTGGGGGCTTTATTGCCCTCTCAGCTGCCCTGCAATATAGGCAATGCCCCACATTAGTCAAGATATTTGTGAAGGGGGCCCTTAAAAAAACCTCCCCTGCGCACGCGCGCGCACGCGCGTAATAGGTATATAAATAAATATATTTATACCTATTAATTTTTAACTTTGAGAAAGAGAGAGGGGACCAAATGCCTCAGCCTGCTTTAGTGCCAGCTGTAACCCTTGCACAATCTCACGCTGGAGTATGGTCGCGCCCTTTGGAACATCAGCACGTCCTTTGCGGCCGTTTTCTTGGAAGACCTTCCGGTAAGCCGCCTCGCCGTCAGCATGGGCGATCAGTTTTTCCTTAAGCTCGCCTGCCTCCCGGCAAAATTGCCCATAGGGATGCTCCTGGGTCGGGCTTGTTACGGCCGGTTCTTCACCCGCCGGTGGGCTTTCGGCCATAACACGGTCAATCATGGCCGCAGGGCTGTCCTCAGGGCTGTCCTCTGGGATTGCCTTGGGTGCTATAGGTGCCGGTTCATGCTTTCCACCTCGTGGCCCCCCATTTTGGGGTGGGCCGTCTGCCGGGTCGCTGATTTCTCCGTCCCCGTAGACCGCACCCCCTGCCAGGTGTGGGCAGTAGCGGCGGAAAAATCGGGACATGCAACGACTGAATGTCATATCGTCGAAGTATTGCGACCAGACCGGCTTTTTAAGCAACCCGGCCTTTTCGGCTTCGACCCTGGTGAATGAGATATTTGGCCGTTGCTGCCATTCGTCGGTGCGTAGGTTCATTTCCCAACACTCGATGACGCAGCCGTCCTTGTCGTGCTGGACGATGTCGTAATCGTAGCGGCCGCTGCCCTTGATTTTGGAAGACATTACCCCTGACCCCAGCTCAATCTTGCCGTCAAACAGGTGCAAGCCTCTCATGGCCTCGACAGGACCGAGACCGAGGTCACGACCGGCGAGAATCTTAACGGCCGCGATGTTGGGGTTGGTTTTTCCGAAACAACCAGACGCGCTTATTACGCGGGCCAATGCCCCCAGGCTCATCCCGGCATGGAAATCTCCAGCCCCAGCAGAATCAAGGGCTGCGGTGGTAGGGTCGGTTTTTGTCATGGCGTTCCTCCTCCTGAAATGAGCGCCGGCAGAATCCGCACCAGTAGGTAAGCGGTGCCGACGATAGTGAGCCACCACGCGATGCGGTGGCCTCCAGTGTGCCTGGGTGAAGTCATGTGAGCCCCTCCGTTGCTAAAATATGGCTGATTGACTATATTCTGAAGAAGGAAGAGGGGCACCCTATACCCCTTTTTCTCTTTTCCCTCCTCCTTGGGGGGCTCGGACCTCGCAGCCCCGGGCCCCCTAAGTGTTCTTTAATATAGGCAATGACCCATACAAAAGCAAGGAAAAGGTTGACTGCTATGAATCAAGAAACACCAATAAAGCTCAATATTCACCAGCTTTTAAAGAGGGAGGGTGATGTGTTGGGCCATCGGTTTACGCTCCAGCACCTATCAGCAAAAACGGGCATCGATTACGCCAGCCTCATTGATCATGCCCACGGCCGAACTAAACGGGTGGATTACACGACTCTGTCACGGCTCAAGCATGCCTTCGGCTGTTCTTGGGATGAGCTGATTGGGCTCCGAGACTCGGAGCCCGTGTAGCAGCCCCCTTTTTTGGCGGGCTTCATCTTAAATGCTTATATTGATTTTATAACCGCACCGCCTGCCGGGGGCAGGTTGATGAATGCCGGGGGTATTCAAAAGTGCCGAAGATCGCAGGGTTAAGCGCCAAACAAAAGCTCTTTGTTGAGGAGTATCTGATCGACCTTAATGCCACAGAAGCGGCGTTAAGGGCTGGTTACTCTGAAAAATCAGCAGGAGCTATAGGGGCCGAAAACCTTAAAAAACCTCTAATAGCTGCGGCGATAGATGAGGCAATAGCGCGACGCGTCGAGCAGGTGGAGATTACGCAAGACGCTGTGGTTCAGGAGCTTGCGCTTATTGCCTTCAGTAATGTCTCCAACATCGCCAGCTGGGGCCCCAAGGGCGTCGTTGTTCGTGAGAGCGAAAACCTCGCGCCATCGGTTTTGTCAGCCGTGGCCCAGCTCTCTGAAACGTCAACCGGCGTCACCCTGCGTATGCACGACAAGCTGGCCGCGCTCACGAGTCTGGGCCGCCACCTCGGCATGTTCCGCGAGAAGGTGGACCTCGAAATTCGTGACGGGGCTGAGATTGTGAATCGGCTTTTTGCTCGCCTCGACGACTACGCCGGCCGAATCGAGAGCGGTTAGTCCCGCCCTGTTGCTGGCGGGATTGCCAGCAGACGAGCGACAAGCCCTGCTTGCGGAGCTGTCACAGGGTGACCTGGAAACGCTCGCCTACGAATGGGCATTCTGGGCCCGCCCCGAACAGCTGCCGCCCCCGGGGGACTCGTGGGACTTCTGGCTAATAAAAACGGGGCGCGGGTGGGGCAAGACGCGCACCGGCTCACAGCAAGTGATCGCGTGGGCAAAACAGCACCCGCTGCTGTCGATAGTCGGCGAAACCGCCGCCGATGTCCGCGATGTGATGGTCAAGGGCGAATCGGGCATTCTCGCCTGTTCCCCGCCCTGGTTTCAGCCGATATACTACCCCTCCAAAACTCAGCTTGTCTGGCCGAACGGGAGCTGCGCGAATCTGTTCTCTGGCGACGAGCCCGACCAGTTGCGAGGCCCCCAGAGCTGTGCGGCATGGGTCGACGAACTCGCGAAGATGCGCTACCACGAGGAAATGTGGGCCAACTTGCTCGCAGGGAATCGCCTCGGCCAACATCCCCAAGTTCTGCTGACAACGACCCCGCGGCCCTTAAAGCTGCTTCGGGCCCTGGTCCAAGACCCCGCGACTCACGTCACCTCGGGGTCGAGCTATGAAAACCTCAACAACCTCTCCCCGACGTGGCGTCGCACGTTTCTGGCGCGGTTTGAAGGCACGCGGCTCGGCCGGCAGGAAATCGAGGGGGATATACTCGACGATGTTACAGGGGCGCTGTGGACTGGCACCCAGCTGGAAACGCTCAGGATACAACTGGAGGCAGGTGAATCCACGGCCGACGTTGTTAAGCGGCTGGGGCTCACCAGAATCGTCGTTGGGGTCGACCCCCAGGCCACCAAAGCGGCCGACGATGACGAGGGGCACGAAACCGGCATTGTCGTGGCCGGCATCGACAACAACGACAAGTCCGCAGCCCATTTTTTTGTGCTGGAGGACGTCACAGGAAATTACTCGCCGGCAGAGTGGGGGGCTCAAGCCTGCTCGGCCTTTCATAAATGGCGGGCTGATCGCATCATCGGAGAAGCCAACCAGGGCGGTGATATGGTCGAGCACGTCGTCCGTAGCGTCGACGCCAACGTCAGTTTTCGCTCAGTCCATGCGTCCAAGGGTAAAATCACCCGGGCTGAACCCATCGCTGCCATTTACGAACAGGGCCGGGCGCACCATGTTGGGCAGTTCCCCCGGCTGGAGGATGAAATGACGACATACACCGGGCTCCTCCCCGGTGAAGACTCACCGAACCGCATGGATGCCGCTGTGTGGGCCGGCACTGAGCTAATGATTGAGGGCGGCACCATCAAGGAACAAAAAATCACAGGAGTTTAAGATGCCGAAGGTAGACACACCGCATAGTCAACACGCCGCGATGGCCGAACGCTGGCAACGCTGCCGCGATGCAGCAATCGGCCTCGATGCTGTGCGAGAGCAGAAAGGGACATACCTGCCGATGTTGAGCGGGCAGGATGACACTGAATACAAAGCCTATCTCAAGCGGGCGGACTTTTACGGCGCCCTGCCTCGGTCCATACAGGGCCACCGGGGGTCTGTCTTCAGAAAGCCGCCCAAGATCGAGGTTCCCGCCGCTATTGAAGATTGGCTTGAAGATGTGACGCTGACCGGCATCGGGCTTGAGGGCCTCCTTGCTGACGCCTTTGACGAACTGCTGGAGGTGGGCCGTTATGGGCTGTTCGTCGACATGGGCGTAAAGAAAGACGGGCAGGAGCAGCGGCCCTACCTCGTGCTTACGGCCGCGGAAAATGTGGTTTCGTGGCGCACCACTTCACAGGGTGGGGCCCAGGTTCTCGACCGCGTCGTTCTGCGCGAAGTGGTCGAAGAGGATGACCTAGAGGACGAATTCATTCTGAACGAGGTTGAGCAATACCGCGTTCTTGCGATTGCCGAAGGCGTCTTTACCCATACCCTGTATCGGCGGGCCGCTGATGACAAGGACGGAGATTGGGAAATCCATGACGTGATCACGCCCGATACTCGGGGCAAGCCGTTCGACTCAATCCCGTTCTGGTTTGGAAACAGCGGGGATATGACTCCTGATGTCGACAAGCCGCCGCTCATGGAGGTGGCCGACTTATGCCTCTCGATGTGGCGCAATAGCGCCGACCTTGAAAACGGCTTTCACTATGTCGGCATCCCGACCCCGTGGGTGGCTGGGTTCCCTGTCGGGACGAGCCTGCGCATTGGCTCTAACACGGCCTGGGTGAGCGATAAGACCGACGCGAAGGCTGATATGCTCGAATTCTCTGGGCAGGGCCTCAAGGGGCTCTCAGAGCACATAGACGGCAAAAAAAGCGACTGTGCGGTGTTCGGCTCCCGCCTCCTTGAGGAGCAGAAAAAGACCGCCGAAACCGCCGAGACTGTGCGCCTTCGCCATGCGGGTGAGACCGCTTCCCTCATGTCGATGGCCGCAGTGGTGGACGCTACATTCACCGCGGCCCTTGAATTCGCGACAATGTGGGCCGGTCAGTCGGGGGATGTCTTGGTTGAGCTCAACCGCGACCTTCTGGCCGTCAAGGCAACGCCGCAAGAGCTACAGGCCCTCACAGCTGCCGTCCAGGCTGGTTTAATGAGTTTCGAGACCTACTATTACAACCTGGAACAGCTTGAACTCACGCGGCCTGCCGTGGACGCTGAGGAGGAAAGCGGCGAGATAGACAACGACGGCAACAAGGCCGTCGTTAACCATTTCGCTCAGGGTCGCCCTGCGGACGAAGCGGAGGAACAGAAGGCCGAGGGGCTGGCCGAACAGGTGGTAGCTGCGTAAATCCAGCCGGCCCCCCTTAAAAGAGTCTCAAAATATGCCGATCCCTTCTGACCATGTTCAAAATACGACGCTGCTGGCTCATGGGGAGGCACTGGCAGAGCTAAAGGGCAGGTTGCAGATTTTGGAAGCCCGACTGTGGAAGAGCAAATAGCTGATAAAATCACCTCCCCGCTGGCCGAGGAGGTGATGGTGATTCTCGGCGAATTTTGGTGGCTGGTCTGCCTTTTTGTCGGGATAATCGTTTTTAAGGAGACGATCAAGTCGTTCGTCACCTCGATTATGGTACTGCGCAGCGGCACCTACGTCGTCGATGAAATTGTAATATTAGAGGGCAGCCCCGCAAGGATTGTCAGAATCGGCGTCTGGAAAACGACCTTCTACGTCTACCGCCGCCTTAACGGGGGGCGGCTGTTTCATTCGACCCGCGATGTGATGAACGAAGCACTGCCTTCGCTGCACATAGAAATCCCACAACAGAGGATGGATCAACTCATTCCCGATGAATTACTGGTCCCAAGGGACCCGTCAGAGAATTAATAAATGCCGCTCACTATACCCACAATGATCGCGGAAATGCACCAGCTTCGAGACACCCTCGAAAAGGAGGTCGTGGGGGCTGCTGCCGTGGAGCTACAGGGCATTTTCGGCGCTGCAGAGGTCGAGCTGGCGAAGCAGGAGAAGCTGTTTCAGGCGCTGCTCACTGATGCTGATGGGAAGATACAAAACATCCCCGCGAACCTTGAAGCCGCGGGGGCTTATTACCGTGACACTGTAAAGCCCCAGATCGACAGCGTGCTCGTGGGCCCGGGCAAGGCGTGGTCGGAAAAGACTGTCCCGCTGATGCACAAAGCCGGGCGCCGCTTGGCCTCAGTGAACCTCGACGTCGGCGATCTGTCGCCCGAGCTGGTTAAAAGCGCCTTCGATAACATCTCCATCGCCGAAAAGGGCGTTCTAACCGTCGGGTTCAAGCAGGGTTATCAGGTGATGAACACGGTGGGCGATGACGTCGGGACGTGGTTTCGGCAGACCATGCTCGACTCGGTCGTTGAAGGAATTCCCGTGGATCACTACGACCCGAACGTCGATAGCCTGAAGTCGAGGCTAATCCAAGGGGGCCGCATAAAGCCGCTTACCATTAAGTCGATGAGCGGGAAGACCATTCACCGCTCGATCCGACAGCGGGCCCAGGCCATTGCCCGCATCGAGTCGACCCGCATAATCAACCGCACCCATGAGGCCCTGGCCGAGGAAACCCTTGGCGATGAGGCCGTTTTTAGGAACAGCAACCCCCAGGATTCCCGCTCGACAAGGATCTGTGAATCGGCCTCCACCCAGAAAGCGATGTCCCTGGAGCAGTGGGACAATTCCAAATATGGCCGCCCGCCGCGGCTCAGTCCGTTCCATCTCTGTCGCAGCGTCTTAATAGCCGGGCGCCCCGAGTGGTTCGACGATGTCCCCGAGGCCCAGCTGCAAGGGGCCGGGCTGGCAAAGACCACTCTTACAGGGGTTCCCCTTAAACCCTCTAAGGCCGCCGTTAGCCGGGCAACCACTAAGGCCGCACAGGAAGCCCTGCAACAGGCGGCAATCGCTGCTGCGAAGGATCTGGCCGCTGATACGGCCGCCAAGGCCGCCCTTGAGGCGCTGAGAAAGAAGCTCAAGCTCGGGCAGAAGATCGACAGCACTCTCAGCATGGTGTCGGAGATTGACCCCCTTAAGTTTCACAAAGCCTCAGACTTGAAGCTCCCAGGGGGTGAAAAGGCAAGCCTTGCGCCGGCGATCTGGGAAGCGAAGCAGGCGCTGAAACCCCTTGAAAAGCTGCTTGATGAAGACCTTTTACTGTATAAGGCAGTGGCAGCAGCTGATGAGTTTGGTGTCAAGGAAAAGCTGGTTACCGATGGAATCAACGGTGCAAAGTTCAAGATTGTCAGCCAAGACATTGAGCTTAAGATACCAGCAGCGGCAAAAAAGCAGGTGGAGGAATGGGGGCAAGGGGTCCATGCAGAGATAGAATTTGATCCGAAGCTGAAGCCCCTTCTTGATGAAGCTCAAGCCCTGTCCCCCGACCTAAATATAAAGGCAACCTGGGGGCAGCAATATGAGCAGAGGATTTCAGCAGCCATTGGAGAAAAGCAGACCCCCCTAATTCTCAAGTTCCAGGAAGCCGCAGATTACACCAAGGTTCAAGATGGCATTAAGTCATTGGAGGACGTGCACTCTGAAGCAAAGGCGGCTTGGAGTGAAATGCTTCACTCAAATCTCTTTAATGACCTACAGATGAAGCCTTATGAGGATCAAGTCCTTGGCTACTCCTGGCAGATCCAAGCAATCGGCAAAAAAACCGACTTTGACGCGCTCATCTTAAAAATTGAGGGTTCTGACCCTAATAATCCTGATGTTCAGGGCTTTATTAGAAAAGCCGTTAAGGCGGGGGACGAAGGCGTTCACCTTGATTCAATGGCCTTCGGATTAGACAAGGTGGGGGTCTCCGAGGCAGTTAAAGATGCGATTGATGTGGGCAAGGCAAGCTCCAATGTTGGAAAGATTGAGGAATATACCGCCCTTCTTAATTCGATCAGCGAGGGAAAGCTGACCGCGGCCGCATTGAAGAAGACGAAGAAGAAAGCCAAAGACCTCGCCCTGGGCCCAGGGGGCATACACGAAACGGTCTTTGACAAGGCTTCCTGGGGGCCGTCTGATGTTGCGAAAGCGATTAAGGCCGCCGAGGATGAGGCCGCCGCCCTGGTTTCACCCGAGGCGATGGCGTTCCACCTCGAATATGAGAAGCTGGTCACCTCGAAGAAGATCACCCCTGTTGATTCCGCCGAAATCCTTCAGAAATACAAAGACGGCAAGCTCGTCGGGAAGGCGAGCGCCAAGGCTAAACAAGCCTCAGAAACCGTCAAGGACCAGCTGGGGCCGCCCTCCCCGGCTATAGTCCAGGCACCCGCTCCGCCGCCCTCACCAACGGCTCACTTGGACGAATGGAAAAAGGTGGACCAGGCATGGGAGGGCATAGATCCAGCCGACCACTTCACCTTCAAAGAAGTTGCCAATATCGGGGGGGCCCATTCTAAGGAATTCTGGCTTGACCCAAGCGGTGACAAATGGATGTTTAAGCCGTTTCCCCACGCAACGAAAAAGGAAGCGACTTATAGGGGGATGGTGGACGAGTTTGCCTATAAGCTGCAACGACTCGTGGACCCCGTTGCAGCTGAGGCTCGCTTTGTGGAGCTGTCCGATGGCCGCCGGGGCAGCATTCAGCGGTGGATTGAGGGGTCTGATGGTAACCTGAGAAATAAGCCGATCACTGGGCTAACCCCATCCCAGCTGGAGACCATTCAGAAAGAGCATGTTCTGGATTGGCTAATCAGCAACCATGACGGGCACCCCGGTCAGCTGATCACTTTCCCAGATGGCCGCATTGTCGGCATTGACAAGGGGCAGGCATTCAAGTTCCTGGGTGACGATAAACTCGATTTTGATTATCACCCGAATAGTGCATTCGGTGAATCTGAGCCGATTTACAATACGGCCATGAAGGCGCTTCGGGATGGGGATATAGAGCTTGATTTTTATGACCCGGTGGTCACCTTAAAGGCAATCGAGCAATTCGAGGCGATCCCTGAAACTAAGTACCGGGACATGCTCGAAGGATATGCTCAAAACCGCTTTCGCACCAGGGCCCAGCGGGTGGAATTCATTGATCTGGCCGTGGCGCGGAAAAATGCGCTGCGGGCCGACTTTGAGGGGTATTACCGGCGGGCCCTGAAGGATGAGACTTTTACGTTTGGGCAGAAAGCAGCACCGGCGGTGGACGTTGAAGGGGTTCTCCCGCAAGCCTTTCGCGAAGTAGCCGAAGAAGCTGAGGAGCATGGGTGGCAGGGGAAGGCCATAGACCTTGATGGGGAAGACATTGAAGACCTCCGGGCAGTTTATTACGCCGACCATATGACTGACAGCGCCGGCGTAGGACATGACCGGGCCAACCTCGACCTTAAGGTCAGGCATTCCGGGGGTGAGAAGGTCATGGAATGGATTAACAAGCAAAACATCGAAGGGGGTCTGCCAACCCCAGTGGGGGGTGAGAGGGTGGGGACACCAATGGCCCAAGATACGTTTTTTCCGAAAATTGAGGCCGCAGTTAAAACCCTTAATATGCACGTCAAGTCGGGTGATTTTGACTTTAATGAGTCAACGCTTAATGCCATGAATGTTGAAAGGCCGAGCTTAAACCTTCTGGCAACCCATGCTGACCCCGAAGTGGCTAAAATGGCAAAGGCTTATATGAAGGTGATGGATGACGTGAATGAAGGGGTGTTGTCCAAAACAGCCCTTAAAACCTTCCCCGAGGGGGTCACGGACCCAGCACCGCATCTTTCTGGGAAGATGTATGGGCCTTATCTACGCCAGAACCCCCCACCGGGAAGCGTGCCCGCAGCAGCAGCCCCCTCGCCGACGGCTGGCTTTACCGTCCGCCGTGAGACAATCCATTTTACGGAAAGGACGCCGGGGGGCGATGGAGGCCTCACCGTTAATAACGACCGCGCTCGTGGGAGTTCCATGCACAATAACTTTTACGATACTGATACCGTCCAATATGAAATAACATTTGACGATGGGACGCGCATCAGATATAGGCCGTATGACGGAAATAACGACGGATGGAGGGCACAGCAGGGAATCATTGAGGGGACAGTCAATGGTGACATGGGGGCCGGCACAATGGATCAAATACTTGAGAAAATCAAAATAATGGGCCTGGACACGAAGGTTGCCACCCCGGATGACTTTGAGCTCATGTATTTAAAAAAGCAGGCATACTGCACCAAGGAACACATTACGCCGTCATATATTTCTATGATTGAAGACCTGAACACAAGGGGGGCAAGCCAGAGCGAGCGCATTGCTGCAATGCGTAAGCACTGGTCAAAGAAAAAGAAGATCAAGGACAAAATGAAGGCGGCAGGGGTCACTGAATTGCAAGATTTACCAGACTACAACCCCACTGGTGAATTTCAATCGTCTTTCTTTGGAAAGAGGTCCACCCCGGGCCCTGACTACACCAAAAGCGCAGGCTACAGGTCCTTTTATCGATTCGACCTTGACGATGCTGACACTGACCGATTTACCTTGCAGCATAGCTTATATACTGGTGGTGACATGGCGGCATCCATCAGTAAGTATTTACAGAACAACGGTGTCATGGCCTCGACGAATGAAAAAATGAGGATCGGCATTCCAGTTAGTGGAATGTCTCCTGGGGGTGATATGCAAAAAGGAGGTGCTGTTTACTTTTATACCCGCCTGCGGCATAAGACTGGGATGCGAAAGGGGCAGCTCTACTTTAAGGGCAAAAACCTTCGGCGAATGGATGCTGCCATTTATAAAGGCGACGCTTGGGGTGATACACGGAATGATTTTCAGACTAAAAACCGTAAGCCAACTCCGAGTAATTGGGACACTATTGCCAGAAAAAGAGACGATGACGAAACTGATTTTAAGACGTCGATGTCCCTTATTGATGACATTGACGTAATTTTAACGAAGACAAGCACAGAGCGCCGAGAGGTGATAAAAGCATATAAAGACGCTGGGTGGGATGTTTTGCCAGATGGTCGTGCAATCGAGGAGGTCGTTAAGTGACGGACGTGGAGAAGCTGACCCGGGATGTGATTCTGCCCCTTCTTAAGCCGTTTAAGCAGGGGGTATTCCTTGACTTGGATGGCGAGCCGTATGCGCTATTGGTTGAGGTGGTGGTCGTGAGGGTCCAACCGCTGTATGACCATGATGGGAAAATCACCGGCGTCGTGCCTTATCTGCTGTGCAAGCACCTGGGATATGAGGAGGATGAGGCTTCAGTTAAAATGATTCATGGGGCTGAATGGTCAACAGATGGGGATATTCTGACAATGACCAGTTACAACGACGTTCACCAGTGGCGCCTCACCCCAGCCACTGAGAGGGAGCAGGCCAGAATCAAAGCATGGCGTAGGAAGGCAGGAGACACGTCAGGAGTGGATGCTTACCTGCTGGAAGAGTGGAAATTTATGGCCACCGGGTGGACTCCACCGGAGATGAACGAGGAAGAAGAAGAAGACGAATTGCCTGAAACGGTGGACCCATGAGGTTTATGATTGAATGGACGTATGGGCCGCAGGAGCATTATAGGCCGGTGGGGGTGTGGGTGGATGATGGGGCAAACATGACCGTTGCATTCACTTCCCCGGTTGCAAGTGGGGGCCATGCACGGGATGTTATGGCACGGATGCAGGGTGAAGCAGTGATCCCCCGTGACTTCCTGGAGTTTCACGTCACAGACACCCTCCCCCCACAGATGGGGGACCGCGGCCCCATCTATGACACTGACAGGTATAAGACCGTGGCCCAGTGTGCCGATGCCGTGGTGCGTCATATACGGGAAAGCTGGGACAACGATGCTCGGCGATGGACGAAGGATTTGGCCGTTCTGACCTGACCTACCACTCCCCAGCCATTAGCCTCTGATAATGAAAGCCGTCACCGCCGAGGGCTTCAATGATATTAATAGGTTCCCCGGCGAATCCGCGCAGCTCGTTATTGTAAATCAAAACGTGGGACTGAATGCGACGCCACGTATGGAAGCAAAACTCCAGCCCAAGCTCTGACGGTATCCACAGGCCCGAATCTTTGCGAGCCGGGTCATTGTCGTGGACCTTGTGCTTAATAAGGCCCCACCATTCCAACTTGGCGTAATCACCGCCCCTGACCATGCCTGGCGGGGCTTGCCGAGGGACATCTATCCACCCCGTCTCCGGTGAGTAGGTGCGACACATCCACACAAGCATCTCGGCAAGCCCTTTATACAGCCGCCTTCTGTACTGCTGGACGTGCTGGTCACAACACGGGCAATGCACCGCACTCTTACTCACGCCCAGACCTGAGAAGAGTGCGGTGCGGGCCTCCATAAGGGACGGGCCAAATAGGTCGCCCTTAGAAGATAGCAAGGAAGAGACTCAGGACTCCAAAAAGAATCCCGCCACCGATTGCCATTCCAATGCCGAACTCTCTGGCAGCAAAACCAGGCTCCTTTAATGCGTCTTTCACTGAAACGGTTCGGCGCCTCTTACGACCACCCACCGGCTCACCACCCCCTGAAAACTTCCGGGGCGGTTCTTTGATCTGTGGAACAGTTCCATCAATGGCGAACTTTTCGCCGATTTTGCAGCACTCCAAAGCAGGCCGGGGGTCAAGGATATACTGACCTCGTTCGACCCGGGCCAGAATGTCAGGGCTGATCTTTAGAAGCCAAGCCATCTTTTTCTTCGTGATACCGAGACAGCAGCGCAGTTCACGAATATAATCTCCGGTGATACCTTCAGGAGAAATGCCTGCCGTGAAGGGCAGCGGTTCGAGGTCCATTTTAAAGGCCCTTGTCCCAATACGTTTTTCAAGTTCATTGGCTACAAATTCAAGGTTCTCGTCTTTTCGCAGGGCATCATTGACGGTATCTGTGAAAAACCTCTTAATCCTATTCCGCGGTGCATGCATTTCCCGTCTCCTTTTTAACTGGGGTCAAAATAAGAGGCGCCAGTCCCACAGCGGCACATTCCACCACTGCCTGGTCGCCATTCGTGAATAAACCCAGTGCCATCGCAGAGGTGGCACTGGGTTTCCATCTTTTCCATCTTTTCCCTTGCTACATCAAGGGCAGCTTGAGCGGCGGCAAGTGCTTCCGCCGATACACCTTCAAGGGCTTCAGACGCGGCGTCTAAGCGTAGCTGCGCCACCCTGAAGCCCTCAGCGGGGGTTAACCCCATCAAACTACTTATCACCCCCTTCATCCAAGCCGTTCAGCACATCTTCAATGCTGTTGCCCTCTTCATCCTTGGGGGGAATTGCTTCATCGCCCAGACCCAGGGCATTCCGCTCCCTCTTCTCTTTGTATACGGCGTCAATAATGTCCGCCGCTCGCTTCGCAATCTGTTCTGCCTTCAGTATGGCACCAACCTCGGTTCCGGCGATATTGGCCGCTACGATGTTCGTGCTCATGTGCCATCCGCGTCCTCGTGGCATGTTGCTGCTCCTCTTTTTAGTGGGGGCTTTATTGCCCTCTCACTGAAACTCAATATAGGCAATCACCCATATTAAGTCAAGCCTGACACCAACTTTCTAAAAAAAAACTGGTGTCAGGGTGTGGCTCCCTTTCATTATATTATAGGCTCCCCTGGCGCATGTGCTCGTCTTCGATGGTCTGATCCTTGTCAACATCACAGAAAGGAACGTAAAGCGTGACATCTTCAGTTGCGATCCGTGCTGTCTCCAGTATGGCACCGACCTCGGTTGTGCTGGTGACGAAGCGTACAAGTAACTCACCACCGTAGACGCAGAAGGAACCCTTGAACACAGGCTGATCTATGCCAACGACAATTGCCTTGGATTTGTCGCCTGTCCAAGGATTGGTGACGATGACCCTGTCACCCTCTGTGAAGGTTTTCTTTGCCATTTTGTTTCCGTCTCCTTTTTGCCGGGAGCCTTATTGCCCCTCGACTACTCAATAATATAGGCAATCACCCATATTAGTCAAGGAAAATCGACACTTATTTACCCCTTATTGGGTGGCCGAGATAAAAAAGAGTCAGTATATTAGAAGGTGGGTCAGTTTTTTTGACGCTTTCTTTATCCACTTATGTCCACGCCGGGGGCGGGGACAATCTGCCGGGGGCAGAAAATGGCCGAAAGTGACGTCGATATTGAGCAGTTGCAGGCAGAGCTGGCCGCTGAAAAGGCGAAGGTTGCTGAGTTTCGCGGCAACAATTCGTCCTTAAGTGCCGAGCTGGAGCGGTTCGGTGGTGTCACGCCCGAGGACGCCGCGGAAGCGGCAGAGCTTAAGCGGCAGCGTGACCGCAAGGAGCTGGTAGATTCAAAGGACATTGATTCGGCGCTGGACGTGCAAGAGAAAAAGCTGGTTGAGGATTTCGAGAGGCGCTATACGGCGCTTCAAGAGGCCCACGATGAGCTGGCGGCCAGTCTGCGGCAGGTGTCTGTTACCAGCGTTCTCAAATCCGCCGGTATAGAGGCGGGGCTGAGAGCCGAAGCCGTTGATGACGTTGTGAGGACCTACGAAGGGCAGTTTGTCGCCGAAGGCGGGGCGCTCACCCGCATGGAAGATGGACAGCCCGTTCTCTCATCGAAAAACGCAGGGCAGAACGAGAGCCCTGCGGAGTTCTTCGAGGCCCTGGCGGCTTTAAAGCCGTTTTACTTCGCCCCGAGCGGGGGCGGAGGAGGAGAAAGCGGCAGCGACACCACGAAAACGGGCCCCGGGGGGGTTCGGGTGATCAGCCGGGAGCAGTTTCGTTCAGGGAAATTTTCGCAGCAGATTACTGATGGCACGGCCCGGGTCGACGGATACACCGACGATGTGGTTTCGTCGCCAGAAGGAGACCACGGTAGGGCCGGCAGTGCCGGTTGAATAAACAGATGTAATCCCACCGCGACTGGCCCGGGGGGTCAGTCAAGGGCCCGGGGGGCTCTCAGGAGGGGCGTTTGTTGCATTTCCAACAGTTAACGCCAACCTTTTAAGGAGAGTTCCCTTTGGCTAATACATACACAGCCCTCATTCCCAAAATTCTCACTGAGGCACTTGAGGTGCTTCGTGAGACCGCCGCGACGATCACCTCTGTAAACCAGGGGTACACGTCCGCGGCCAGCCGTCCTGGTGACACGGTGACGATCCCCGTTCCTGTTGCACAGACGGCCGCGGCAGTTACGCCCGCCATTACGCCGCCCGCCAACACCGATCAGACGCCGACGTCGGTGGTGATCAAATTGGACCATTGGAAAAAGACCGATTTCCATATGAGCGACAAAGACGCTCATGAGATTGAAAACGGCCGCTATCGCAACACCCAGTCCGCTGAGGCCGTCCGCGCCCTGGCGAATCAGATCGACGCCGACTTGTTTGCATCCGCATACGATGCAGTCGACAACACCAACGGCGTCGCCCAGCACGTCGGCACGGCCGGCACCACGCCGTTCGCCACTGCTGCGCTGCTCAATTCCACATGGCAGGGTGGGGCAAATAAACTCCTGAACACCGCCCTTGCCCCCAAGGCTGACCGCTTCGTGGTCATGGATGAGAGTGCCGAGGGGAATGCGATGTCTCTCTCACTGTTCACTCAGGCCGATCAGCGCGGCGACCAGGGTGGGGTGATTGAGGGCGAAATCGGCCGCAAGCTGGGCGCCCGGTGGTTGATGAATCAGAATGTGCCGACGTTCACCGGCGGGACACTGACGGATGGGTCCAATAAGGCCGCCTTGATTAACTCGGCCGTATCCGCTGGCGCGACCACGATGGCGATTGATGAGTCCTCTCTGTCGGGAACGCTGGTGACTGGTGATGTCTTTACCGTCGCAAATGTCACTGGTTATTTCATGGTCACCAACGGGACCCTCACAGCGGGCTCCAATGCTCTGACCGGCATCAATTTTTACCCGGCAGCTCCAACAGGCGGCTTTGCTGACAACGCCGCGGTGACCTTCGCCGGCGATCATGTGATCAATCTGGGCTTCCACCGGAATGCTTTCGCTCTGGCGTTTGCGCCGGCTGCACCGCCTGACAGTTTCGGCGGTGGGAACATTATTGAGTCGGTCACTGACGCGCAGACCGGCGTCTCGTTACAGCTCGAAGTGAGCCGGGAGTATTTCCAGACGACATGGCGTTTCAGCGTGTTGTATGGTGTTTCATGCCCGCGCCCTGAGCTGGCCTGCCGCATTATGGGGTAAGCTGTTTTCTCCTCGCGTGAAAGCGGGGGGTTCCGCCGGCGGGGGTGGATTGGTCACGGCCGGCTCAAAAAGCCCTCGCCGGTCTAACCGGCTTAATGGAAGGACGCTCAATGGCATGGCATGGCACGAAATTCGGAGTTCCGGTTCTTGCAGTGCTCCGCAAAAAAGACGGAAATAAGCTAACAATCGCCGCCGCTGACTTTGACGATGCAGTGCATGAGGTGGATGGTGACGGCACGGTCCCCGGCTATGACCCGACCGAAACAGCTGAGGATGTTGTGAACAAGCAGGCCGAGGAGGCCGTTAAGGCCCTCCACAAGGCCGCAGCTGATCAAGCGGTAGCTGATGCGGCCAAGGCGGCAAAGGCGGCCCCTGCACCGAAGCGGGGACGCCCTCGGTCGAAAAAGGAATAACCCATGCCGGCGCGGTATTATTGCAGCGATGGTGACCTCACCGATCAGCTGCCTGACTCTCTGACCGGGAGCCCAATCGACACGGCCGCAAAGCGGGACATTAAGCTCAGGACCGCGGCCCGGGCATGGGTGGACTCAGTTTACCCAGGGGTGGCGCCGTTTGCGAACATTGCAGCACAGACCGTTGACTGGCTCGTTAACCAGAGCGACCACGCCGCCGGTGACACGACCGTAACCATTGACGGCGGCACCGGAAACCCAGCCGTTGACGATTTGTTCAGGGTCGAGAATCAAAACACCTGGTATTCGGTCACCGCCTACAGTTCAAACGTGATAACCTACGCCAGCGGCCCGCCCGATTGGGTAGGCTCGGGGTATGCGATTTTCCCTGACAACGCCCAAATTTACCTTGGAACGCCGCTCCTCATACGCACTGCTGCCACACACTGGGCGTGCGGCTTGGGGATTTTGCTTCTCAGGCGGAACCCAGAGGACAAAGCCGCCTTGGCCGCCTTTGATATGGCCCGGGACACCCTCGGGGTCACTGGGGGGGTCGCCACGCGAGCCCCCTGGCCATACACCGATATAGCCGACGATGCTAAACAGAGCCCGCCGGTGATGCGCTCAGGCATGGCAACGCTGGAAAGATAGCCGCCCGTGGTCGCTAAACTCAGGATCGATACCAAAGAGCTACAGGATGTTCTCGATAAGGTCGAGGAAAGCCTGGGGGGCGACGTTAAGCCGGTCTGGCGCGAATTCGCGCAGTATATGAGGACCGTCACCGACAAAACATTCCGAGCTCTACGGCACGGGGGCACATACCGGGGGGTGACGTGGAAATACTTCGCCCCACAATATCGCCGCAAAACAGACGGGGTTCTCGTGCCGGCAGCTGGTGGGGTGCCGAAGATTCACGGCAAGGGGCAGGTTAAAGGCCGTAAGCGGCCCTCTGGGAAGCGGGTTAAGCCGGGTGACTCTGTAATGCAGGATAACAATGTTCTGCGCCCACGGGCGGCCCTGGTCGTTCGGATGAGCCCCAAAAAGCTCACCCTGGGCCCACAGGGCGTTTTGTATGCGGGCTTTCAGCATCGCCTGCGCCCCTTCCTCTTTTTCACGCCGAAGGACGCCCAGGAAGCGGTTAAGATCGCCGTTCGGCGACTTCACAAAACAGCGGTTAATCCCCTGTGACTGCATTCTCGACTGACGACTATTATAACGTGCTCGCGGAGCATGTTATCGAGGCCCTCCAAGCCGATACAAAGCTGGACGACGCCGGCGCCCTGGACGTTGCTTTATGGGAGCTGGAATTCCGTGAGCATGCGGGGCTATATAACGCCAATGAGCTGCCCGTTGTCGCTGTCACAGTGGATGGTGCAGGTGAAAGCACCGAGCAGATTGGCTCAATTCGACGTTCGTATGAAGTGAGTATATGGGTGGTAACCGATGGCGGCAGAAAGGACGAAACAGAAAAGACCGTCAAGGCGTTCGCGGCTCGAATTGAGCGCGTGATGGGGCAGCAAGGCGATCCAACGAAGCAGCTCGCCGACGTACCCACCGACCTCCTTGAAGCACAGGCAGGGTCGGTGATTGTTACACATACCAGCACCGAAATCGGTGGTGGTGCCGTCGAAGGAAACCTCCGAGGCGCGGCCGTGCTTGGTTTCGGGGTAACCGTTGACTTCACTTTAGTTTTCGATTGACCTTTTTGAAAGGGAATAGACAGGATGGCACTCTCTCGTAACTACGTGATTCAGGTCGCGTCGGCTGCCAAGGAAACTGCATACGACACGGCCGCGACAATCGACAACCGCATAAACGTCAACATCGGGGGGATACCTCGTGAGGTTTCCCAGGTGGTGTCCGATGACGACAAGGTCGGCGGCTTTGAGGAAGCCACGGACGCCGTTGTGTTTGCCCGGCATGTGACGTATGACCTCGGCATTAATCGGGTTAAGCCATTCGCGCTCGGGCATTTTGGTGCTTTCGGCCTGGGGGCCGTTGCCTCAGCGGTGGCCGACACGGGTACACCGGCCATCACGGTCAAGCAGCACGCATGTACGCCGGTGGCTAATGACGGAGCACTAAATTCCTTCACTTTCGAGGAATTCAAAACAAGTGAGGTCAAAAACAAGTTTAGCGGCGGATTGGTGAACACCCTCAATCTGAGCGTGACTCGGGGCGCGAATCGTATGGTCAACATGACCGCCGGTATTATTGCCTCGGGGACTGTTGCTACAGGGGGCGCTGCTGTGACGGAACCAGCTGAAACGCAGCTAAACGCCTCGACGGCTGGGGTTTGGCTTGTTCCCGATGCCCTTAATGTCGATTATGCGACGGCAGCAAACCGAACACAGAACCTTGATACCACCGTCTACAACCTTTCGGGGGCCGTGGTGGACTTAAAAGACCTCCTTCGGTCGGTAACGTGGGATTTCTCCAACAATATCAGTCCCGACGACCTGTATCGAGTCGGCGGCGGGCTGTTCCTGGCAGTGGGGCAACGCAGCGGCCGAACGCAGACGTTGCAGCTGGACTTCGATTACGAGGGCGGCAGTGGAGAGAAGCAGGACGCATATGTCGACGCCCTGCAATCTCAGACTGAGTATTCGTTCCAAATGATTGTGCGAGGAGCAGAAGGTTCAGACGAAAATTATTATCACGGGTTTAGCTTGATTTTTCCGGTCATGCAGCTGATCGATGTTGAAATTGCCGATGATGGTGGGACCCTTGTCAATCGGACTAACTGGCAGATTATGGACGACGACTCCAGTGTTCACAAATCGGTATATCTCGACGTGTTCAACGAAGAAGCCGCATACATGGCGTAGAGGAGGCAGCTATGGCAAAGGCCAGGAGTAAGAAGGAGAAGGAGCCGCATCTTACGTGGACGGCGGAGCATCGCTATGGTGATGTTTATAAATGTAGCAGCGGTGACCGTAGCCTCAGCCATTCGGTGAGAGGGCTGACCGCGGCCCGCGAGAATTTGGCGGACAAGGATACGTCGTTCGCGCAAAACCAGCTCGCAATAGTTGAGGCAAAGCTGGAAGCAATCAATAAGCTGGAATCAAAAGGAGCCCCCTAAAACTTCACAGCGAGGAGACTTAAAATGGCAGTCAGACTGGGAGAGGAAATAGAGGTTAACATTCTCATCGGTGACGAGGAAGTGCGAGCGATTTTTCCCGGCTACACCGATGAGGGTATGGCCGAGGCGATTAAAAAGCTCAGTTCAGGCCGCTCGGTCGTTGTGCGGGGGCAGGCGAAGGACCGCACCCATGAAGCCCGGGTTAAGTTCTTCAACGCTACCTGCCTGCGCGTGGAGAACGTAGAGGCAACGGACGGCACGCCGCTGACACCAGATATACAGGGATGGCGCTCGCAGATCCCCCCGAACTGGAAAGCCTCCTTTGCTATCTATTTCGAGGAGCGGGCGACCCTGAGCGAGGACGAAGTGGGAAACTAAAGCGGGCCGTCCGCGCTCACCGGGAGCGGACACAGGGTGACTGGCCCGACTGTTTTGGTGATGAATGCGGGCATGACCCGGAGCGGGGTTCAGCGTGTGACGAATGCCCCCTGCAAACCCAGGAATATCTCGACCTCCAGGCAGAGACCTCGCCGCTCTTTGAGATGGCCCTGGACTGGCTGGTTGAGCATGAACTGGGGCTCACTGGTGCTCCTGGCCGGCTCAGTTTCAAGGAGCGGCAAGCCGTTAAATTCGTCAGTGGTTACACTCGGATATATGACGATCAGTGTCGTGAGGAAATACGAAAGCTGACCTCTAAGTGATATTATGGTAGCCACAACCGCCAACGTCCGCGTCGTTGCCACATGGGACGGCAAAGACGTTCAAAGGGGCACAAAACAGCTCGATAACGACCTCAATCGCACCAATTCCACGCTTAAACGCATGGCCCCCCTTCTTCGCGCCGTCGGTGCTGCGTTCTCAGCGGCGGCCGGGGCAGCGATGGCGATGCAGGTGGTCAAGATCGCAGACGCCTGGAAGGGCTACGAAAACCGCATAAAGCTATTCACCTCCTCGGCACGAGAGACCGCGGCGGTCAGTAAAATGCTGTTCGACATATCGCAGCGCACCCGCGTCTCGATGGAGTCGACGACGGCACTATATCAAAAGTTCTCTATCGCCAACAAAAGCCTCAAGCTCTCACAGCAGGAGCTGGCGGGCGTTATTGAAACCGTTAACCAAGCCCTCATAATCTCAGGCGGCAGCAGCGACTCGGCTAACGCCGCCGTCGTTCAGCTGGGGCAGGGGCTCGCCTCGGGCGTGCTGCGCGGTGAGGAGCTGAACAGCGTCCTTGAACAGGCCCCCCGGCTTGCCATGGCGATAGCGAACGGTATGGGCGTGGCAATCGGCGCCCTTCGAGAGTTGGGCGCTGAGGGGAAGATTACGGCCGTTCAAGTTATCGATGCGTTGCAATCTCAAGCTGGGGTGGTTGCGAGCGAATATGGGCAAATAGAGGCCACCGTTGAATCGGCGTGGAAGGTGATGACGGACGCCATCGGGCTCTATATCACTGAGTTTGACAAGGCTATTGGCATGACCGAAAAACTCGCCGCGGCTATGCTCTTAATCGCTAAAGGGCTGCATGCCCCTCCCGAGGAAATAGTCCCTGGATCACAGCTGCTGGTGAACCCGCAGGACCAGGGGGCGGTTGACTGGATGGCGGGTCAGGGGTTTGCCTGGGATTCGGGACCGAAAGGTGGAGGCAGGCGTTACGGGGGGCAGTCGGGGTTCGCGCGATTTGGCCAAGCTCTTGAGATAGGCTCAAAGGAGGAAGGGTGGGCCGCTGGGTTCAAAGACTGGGAAGACAAAAGGATGGGAAGAGGGGCCCAGGGCGTGGGGCCCGACCAGTTCTCAGGGGCGCCCATGTGGGCGGACACTGAAAAGGGAAACGTTCAAATAATAAGGGAGGCGCTTGAATTGCAGGCGGCTAAAGGAGAGTCGGCCTCGCTCGACGCATTGCGGGCCGCTTTCCTTGCAAGTTATGACGCTGTCGAGGAAGCGAAAGTAGCCAAAGAAAAACAGAGGTTAGCCGACCTTGATGCCGCAAATTTAGCAGCGGCCACAAAGGCATGGGACGATTTTATTAAGGAGGCCCGGGGTATGGGCCCCATGCCGGCAAGGGAAGAAACGTTTGAACAGAGAGCGGCCCGCGGCCTTACCATTGGCGGCGGGTTAAGCGGGTCTGGAATCACCGTGAAAGGTTTTGGCCCCGAAGGCATCCAGGGAGCAAGGTTCGGCGCCGAACGCCCAGAGGCTGGGTTTGTGTTACCCAGGGGCAGGGAGGGCGGCTTCATGGGCGGCTTCCAGGGTGCACCTCAGCAGCGCGGCATCGACTGGGCTAAAGGCACAGCAATAGACCAACCCCAAGCCCCCTTTATACCCACTGAAGGGATAACTACAAAGCTCTCTGAGCTTAGGGGCTCCACGGGGGAGTTGACCGAGCAGCTTGCCCTATTGGAACGGCAGGAAATGGCGTCTACAAAGACGACTCGCGAGGGGATAGTTGTTGCACAGAAATTTGAAGTTAAGCGGGCGCTGGTGAACGATACGGGAACAACCGCCCTGGCGATAATGGAAGATACTCACGTCGCCGAGCTTAAAAAGTTTGACATTGACTTACGAATCAAGGCCGCCCTTAAACGAGAAACCGTTTCGGCCCGCGCGGCGGAAAAAGACCGCACAAAAGCAATAGCAGAGCAAAGAGAAGAGCTGGCCGACCAAAAAAGGCTTTACTCCGCATTAAGCGGGGTAATCGGACAATTTAATAGCCAGCTGGGGGCGATGGCTTCGGCTGTGGGTAATTTTGCAACAGGTGGCACCAAGGCTCAATTAGCCACGGATTTATTGTCAGTTGCTGTTAATCATTTTGCAGCGGGAGCACAAAAGGCAGCGGATTCTCTTCAAAGGACAATCAACACCGTCGCGCAGGCCGAGGCGGCAGCTCGCCCGATAGGCGAAGCCTTAACCAAACAATTAGATCCAGAGGCTCATAAGGCCTCCCTTGAGAGGGTGACAGAAGGAATTCAAGAATGGTTTGATCAAAAGACAATCATTCCACAGAAAGACGATCGACAGGGCCCCCCCCAAAGGCACGACATAGCTAAATCAGTGGCGGAAATGATGAGGTTCGCCGGTCTGGTGGAAATGAACTGGGGGGCTGACCCTGCAGAGTGGGGCAGTGATGTTGCGCCTGCGCTAGATCAAATGGGAACAAACGCCCAACAACTTCAAACAGACCTCCTCAATCTCGGCATGACGTGGCAGGAGGCGATTGTTAGCGTGCTTAGTGTCGAGGATGCTTTTTCTTCTATGAACAACGCGGCCCGTGATCTGGCGAATACGATGGATCGGTCCGTGGCAATAACCTATGATGCCCGAGAAATGGCGCTCAGGCGGGACGCACAGAGGGCTTTTGCACAGACCGGGGCTGACCCCATCGAGCAGGCCAAGGTAATCGCTGCACTGGGGAAACAAATAAAGGCCCTGGCCAGTGAGGAGGCCGCTGCCCTGCGGGCCCTACGGGCCGCTCCCCCTACCGGGGCTCCTGCTGATGGGACCGCTGCCCCTGCCCCTCCCCCGGGTTCTGGGGGAGCCCCCGCTGTTACCTTGCCGGCGGTCGAAATCCCGGCCGTAGATGTTCCAGCATCCGACATTATCAATATCGTTCCCTCGTCATGGGGCCAGTTTGGGGTGGGAGAATGGGGTGATCTTATCGAGCAAGGGGAGGGCTTAACCAAGCTCCCGATGAAGAAGTGGCACTGGGCCATCGAGTTTGAGGCTTCTACGTGGGGCCAATTCAGAGTGGGAGGCTGGACGGATATTATCGAGCAGGGTGAGGGTCTGGATAAGCTCCCGACTAAGCAGTGGGCCTGGGCCATTAACTTCGATGCTTCCCCTTGGAGTGAGTTTGGGGTGGGGGGATGGACTAACATTATCGAGCAGGGTGAGGATCTGGATAAGCTCCCGGCCAAGTCGTGGAATTGGGCCATTGAGTTCAAAAAGGCTGGATGGAGCAAATTTGGGGTCAATGGGTATGGGGACATCATTGACGCTGGCGACGTTGGATATACAGGGCTGGCGAAGTTGCCATCCACATCCTGGAGCGATGTTTTTAAGTTCACGCCAATCACATTGGCTGGCTGGTCTAAGGTAATCAACACCGAGAATCTTGGACCGGGTAACCGTATCGTTCGCGATTGGTGGCAAGCTGTCCATCTAAGGCACAAGTACGGCATGGGTGGTGAAGGTGAGGGCGCGCGGTCGTTCGTAGGGTGGAAAGATGTAATTGCTGTCGAAAAGCTGGCGCCGGGGAACAGAATCGTGCGCGATTGGTGGGAAGCCGTTCACCTCGATAATAAGTATGGGATGGGCGGCGACGTCGAAGGCGCGCGGTCGTTCACAGGCTGGCACGATGTAATCGCTGTGGAAAAGCTGGAGAGCAAAATCAACAGATCATGGAGCGATGTTTTTAAGTTCAACGACCCCGCTTCAATCGCACAGTTTGGAGTCACTCACTGGAATCAACTCGTTACACTCGGCGGGACAAGCAGTCAGGACCGAGCCCGAGGTTACGGCCCGCAACAAATTCCTGTGTTTGCTTCACAGGTCATTCGCTTGCAGGCCAGTCGCGTGCATTCCTGGGCTAGTGTGGTCGATGTGACCTCAGCGACCCGCGTGGACGTGCCTCTGTCAGATGTAATCCGCTTTACCGGCAAACTTTCCCTGGGCGATATTCTCGACCTGGGCGAAATCGAGGACCTCGTCGAGGTGGCGCTGTCACGCATAACCCGCAACCGGCGTGAAGGTGACTCGCCCGTCACGAGCCCAGCAAGAGAGCGGGGAGGGGCGTTTTAAAAATGCCGACAAACATATTTAACCCAGTGGGAGCAGGCGCCACAGTCACCATTGCAAGTGCTCTATATCCCGAGGACCCGGGGGAAACTTACCCAATGCTCGTGGGGCGGACGATGGGTGGAGCGGTGAAGACGGCCGACCTGGGGGACGGCTCGACCGATCATATCGATAAGACCTTGCAATACCGCCTTTCAAATACCGATTATGAGGCTTTACGCGACTTTATTCAGGACACGGTGAGCTGGTCGTCTGGCTCTTTTACATTTACAGACGGGAACGGGACCGCCTTCACCAACATGCACTATATAAGCGGCCTGCCCGACTTTCGTCGTCGTAAAAATCTCTGGTTCGGGCGGCTACGCCTCGCCAAGGACATGAGCGCATGAAAACCCTTTCGGCCAAAGCTCTGGCTGAAAAAGTCAAGGATGCGGTTCAAATCGTCTGGCTCCTTGAAGTGGACGCCGATTCACCGAATGCGGCGGCTACGCTGTATTTTGGCTCTCGCAAATACACGCTGTCAACGAAGGTCTACACCGACAGCTTCGTCCCAGATGGTTTAAGGGTCTCATGGAACCGCATAAAGATGGGCGGGGGTCTTGCTTCGGTGGCAACGCTACAGGCCGCCATCCGAAATGAGGGCGTCGAGAGCAACACCGGCGACACTTACTTTCTGGAAAATGACGAGGTGCGGCTGTATGTCTCGTTCGTTAACGCCGATGGCGATGAAGAGAAGTCGGACGCTGTGCAGATTGCACGGTCAGTTATTGAAGACACTCCCTTTGATATACGAAACTGGGTCCTCGACTGCATCGACGGCAGCGATAAGGACTTTCAGGCTTTCCCGAGAGACTTAATCACCCTTATCGAGTATCCCGATGCGCCTTTTGATGCCCTTGGCTTACCCCTCCCCTGGGCGGTCGGGGCCCTTAACGTCGGGCCGCATGACGACGCCGGTGCTTTTGCCTTTCTCGCACCCTGTAGAACGACCAATGGATTCCTTCGAGAATACACTGCCGGCAAGCGATGTGACGCTTATGGGGTGGCGTTTCAGTATTACGACCACGCTCGCCGATACGCTGAAATCGTCAATTCGACGCAAAGCGACGAAACCCTGACCGTCACCGACGGCCGGCGAGAAATGAGGCTGTATCCCGTTCTACCGTCTGGGACGAACGACGTGGCACTTTATCCACGGGTAATGGATGGAGATAACAGCACGTCGGTCTCAGTTGTCGGCGACGACAACCTTGACGTTAAGATCGGGGGTGTGCCGAAGCTGGGGACGGTGATTTCTGGGCTGATACAGATCAATGCGGCCGGCACATTTGGTTACGCTATTCTGTATAAAACAGTTAGTATTTTTTCGGCTGGGTCGGTCACTGGCAACCAGACCATTACCTTAAGCAATTTCGCGACGGACCACGCCGACGATTGGGATTTCGAGCTGTATGAGGTGCAGATTGCCGGGTCTGCTTCTGCTGCTATCAAGCAGATTTACCTTGAGGTGACCTTTGACGACCAGCTGACCACTGACCGGCAGGAACTGTCGATCCATCAAAAAGTGACCGGGTGGGAAGACCTCACAACGAATTATGCCGACGGCTTGGTCCTTTCCAGCTCTGGGGCCGCTCTGGACAACCCGGCTCACGTTCTCGGGGCGGCCCTACGCGGTAAGGCACTTCTGGAGCTGCCAACCGCTAACGTGGATGCAGCCGCCGTGGCGACGGCCGCCACGGCTCGCACCGGCTGGTCGTTCAGGTTCAGCGAAGACGATACCATCGATCAGATAAAATGGTTAAACAATTTCGGGTTCACCGCCGGGATGCACATTTTCATGTCCTTCGAGGGCAAGTGGAAAATGGTGGCGATGGAGAAAGACCGGACGCCTGACCACGCCTTTCTCGGTACGGAACACATTGCGGTCGCTAACCCCGAAGAACCCCAGCACCTCTGGGAGCCCGATATAGCGTTCGGCAAGACCCCCACCCGTGACATAATCAATGACGTGGTATTGAAGCATCGCAAGGATCGCGGCACAGGTGAGTACACCGCCCTTGAAACTGCCACGGGCCGGCACAGGGTTACAGGCACCTGTTCCGTCGTCGGCAGTACAGGCGTGCTCACAGACGCCTCTGCGGAATTCGTCACTGATGGCGTTGGTGTTGGCGAGACTGCTTACGTCGTCGGGGATAAAGATTACACGGTTTCAGCTGTCACCTCGGAAACACAGCTGACGCTGACGCACGCGCTCGGGGTCAATGACGCTAACGCCGGGACGACCTACTATGCAGGGCCGAATCTCACCGGCGCTATGAAGAGGTCGCAGCTGAGATATAAGACGACGAACCCGCTGGGGGAAGAAACCCGCGGTTTTCGCGCCATCGGCGGCTTTTCTTCTGATTTGATTGGCGATTCAACCACGGCTGGGCATTTCTTAACTCACCTTGAAGAGTGGCGGTCTGAACGGCGCTATGTGATCGAATTCGCTACCTTTATGAATGCGATTAACGTTGAGCTCGGGGATGTGGCTTGGTTTGATCACCCCTGGCTGCCGTCGTCCAAGCGGCCGATTCAGCTTGGAACGTTGACAAATGCTGAGACTGATGCCTCTACGGTGTTCGAGTGTTCTTCGGGGCTTTGTTTTCGGGAAGATGACTATCTCCTCGTAAGTGACAAGGAGGTCGTCAAGGTCACTGCCGTAGCGACAAACGGCAATTTAACGGTGGTCAGAGCACAGGCGCAGACGGTCGCCATTGCTCACAGTGCTGCCGCCGGCCTTAAGCGGCTTAACTTCGTTCGCTGGGAAGTGACCGGGCTTAAGGTCGATGTTGAGAAGGCGCAAGTCCGTATTGAAATGCAGGAGATGCCGATTTCTTACAAGCCGGTGGGGCGCTGTTGTCCTGATGACCACCCGGCCTATGACGCCGCGACTGCCGTTGAAAGAGCACAGAGCGGCTGGTGCTGCTTATATTCAGGCCGAGTGGAGGAGAATGACATTTATTCGGCCATATCTCACTGTGGGCCCGATATGGGGGTTTACTGATGACGCAGTTTGAGGAATTGGATCGTCACCTGCGGCTGGTGGTGCCCCCAGAGGTAGAAAAAAGGGCCCTGCTTCCTTCAAAGAAGGTGGATTTTCCCCCGGGGGGGAGTACGGTGGATCTGGCAGGTGATACCGTCGCCGCGGTGCGAGTGACCGCCTTAAACAGCTTGGACCCCCCCACTTCTCGGGTTGAGTGGGGTCCTGCCATATCGTCCACCAACAACAGGCGGGTAATATACCGCCATCGGTGGGAAGGGAACGCCGAGGTCCTCGATTTCCTTCCCCCTGGTCCGCACCGTGAGTTCTTAACGGAGGCTCTTGAGTAATGGCATCCAATCCATATAGCTATGTGACCCTCGGCACTCGCTGGTCCGAAGAGGACCCGACCTCTGAGGATGCCCTTAACGTCTCGCGAATAAACGCAGACGCCAATCGCTGGACCCTGTCGCAGCTGCTGAGTAATCCAGACTCAACGCCATTTACCTTAAACGCCTCGGTAATCGTCACCGAGATAGTCCACGGCTCCCTGGAGGTGACTGGGGCGTCCACCTTCGCCGGCACTCTTACCGTAGGAGTCAACGGCACCGGGCATGACGTGAAGTTCTGGGGGGACACCGCCGATGCGTATATGCTCTGGGACGAGAGTGCCGACGACTTGAAGCTGGTAGGTGCCGCAGGTCTTACGGTGGCGGGGACTTCGGCCCTGGCGGTCACTACAGCATCCTCTATTACGGTTTCAGGGTTAATTACAGGAAATGCTTTAACTCTTGGTAGTGCGGTTATTGCCGAGGCTGAGCTAGAGGCTATCGATGATATTACGGCCGGCACAGTCATTGCCAATAAGGCTCTAATCGTAGATGGCAATAAGGATATTTCCACCTTGAGAAACATCACCCTAACAGGAGAGCTAGATGCGGGATCTCTCGATGTGAGTGGAGATGCAGACATTGATGGCACCGCCAACTTAGACATCGTTGACATTGACGGTGCGGTGCATATGGCTAGCACTCTAAATGTAGCCACGGCCACTAACTTCCAGCTTGGCGGAGTCGCCTTCACCGGGACGATGGCTTTGCTGAACACCGTTACGGCTACCCTCACCGACAACTCGATGGCTGATACTCTACATCGACACAGCGAGTTGAGCGCGAGCGACGGGACGCCTGACAAGGTCGTGTCGGTGGATGCTGTAGGGGAACTCACTGTGGGTGGCGCTATTGTTTCATCTGACAACAACCTTGTAAATGAAGCTAACGTCACAAAGCTGTCTTTTGAGGGTTCTAATATCAGCCAACTCGCTGCGTATGGGACTGACGCCAGCACCGCAGGAATCCTTAAAATTGCGACTAAATCGTCGGATGCGTCTATCAATAACGCCAATGCTCTTGTTATCATCGGTAACGGCAACGTCGGTATCGGCACAGCGAGCCCGGGGGCTCCCCTGCACGTGCAAGGCGCAGGGGGGGGAGCCGATCACATCAATATTGGACTCGATGCCAACTTCATTCACTCTGTATCCGCGACTTACTCAGGGACAGCCGCAAGCAACAATCTCACGTTTGATATTTCAAGCGGTTCAGGCACTCAGGTGAACGATGTGCTGGTCCTTCGGGGCGACGGCAACGTCGGCATCGGCACGTCGAGTCCGTCGAAGTTGCTCGACCTGAAGATGACCACAAACAATGGCTTCGCAATCTCATTCTCGGGAGTGGCTCACGGAATCACTAACGAGCTGCCAACAGATGCGCTATTCTACGTGCGCGACGCAAACGCCGCTGATGGCGGGGGCTTGATCTACGGCGCGTCAGACGCGGCTGGAATTTCTGGTATGACTCTGGTTGGGTTAATTGGTGTCACCGATCCAACCGACACTGTTCCTGCAATCCTTCTCAGGGGAGGGAAGTCGAACGGGAGCACGGGGGTCGCGATGCTGGCAGATGCCGAGACGGTATTGCAGGTCAACAATTTAAGTACGAATCTTATCACTGTTCTCGGTTCCGGCAACGTAGGCATCGGCACGTCGAGTCCCTACGCCTTGCTCCACCTTTCCAAGTCAGGCGAGGCTAATACGCTTCGCCTTGGTCCTAACGACCCTTATGATGCTGCTATTCACTTTAATACAAACGCGGACTGGTTTGTTGGCGTTGATTACAGCCTGAGCAATGCGTTTGTATTTTCTCCGACGAGCAGCTTTGCTTCGCCGAAAATGGTCATAGAAACCGGTGGCAACGTAGGCATCGGCACGGGGGCCCCTATTTCACCGGGAATTACGATACGAACAGATGACGTAGATGCCACGGACAGTGCAACGGCTAATCAGTATTCGCTGTTGCTTCATGGTAATGGAGTGTCTGATGGGGAGGAAATAGGTTTAGGATTTAGTGCTTGGTCTACAGGTGGAGATTTGGATAATTCCTATACGCCGGGTGCTGCGATTACGCATGAAAGAACGGGGAGCAATAGTCAAGGAAAGCTTCACTTTAAAACTAAAGGCGCAACATCAGCAGCAAGTCCAGCAGTAACCAGAATGACCATCGATGAAAGCGGCAACGTCGGCATCGGGGTGAGCCCCGCAGAGCTATTCGAGGTTTCTCGCGAGGGCACTGCCAACAACGCGGTCGTCCAGATCACAGGCGGCGAGGCCAAGGGCGCATACCTCAAGCTCTTCGCCGACGAGGGCGACGACAACGCGGACAAGTGGCAGGTCGTCGCGGACGAAAACAACGACTTCTCCATCCAGAATCTTTCGACCGGGGCGTGGGTTCAGAATGTCATCGTCAACGCCAGCGGCCACGTAGGCATCGGGATATCGCCGATTAGTAGTATCCTGCACACGTCTGGCAATACGTCAGTACAGCACACTCATGTATCGACTGCGACGAATACGGTTCTCAACGCATTGACCATTGGAAAGCAAACGTCTGGCACGGCAGCTAATGGGCTCGGTGTTGGTTTGGCTTTCAACATTGAGGATACAGGAGGCGCGGACCGTGCCGCTGCCAGTATCGACGCCGTGTGGACTAA